GCTTTACGGGCTGTCAGGAGCGCTCCAGCGAGCCGCAGGAACGCCATCGCTTGTCCGAGGATTGCCCTTGTGAAGACAAACGCCGTCACACCGATAAACGCTTTGCGCAGGAATTCGAGATTTCGCCGGACGATATCTGCGGCATCTGCCACCACGCCGAACACGGTCGGGATCGCATTCACACCGCTGGCAAGGAAGCGGCCGATTGACTGCGCCACGCCATCGTTCTCTTTGGCAAGGCGGCTCAGCGTCCGCGAGAGATCGACCAGCGCCTCGTTAAATCCGGCCTCACCGATCTGTTTCTTGAACATGTCGAAGCTGTCGCCGAGATTGCTGAAAGCACCGTTCAGCGTCTGCGATTGCTTCTCGATGGCCCCGGCGAACTCAGTCTCGCCCAGCGTCACAAGGAAATCAGAGATCGCCGCGCCGGATTTCGTGACCTCGGTTTCCACGCCCTTGAATGTGAAAACGACCTTATCGCCTTCGGACCGGGCCTTAATACCGAACTCTTTTAGCCGCTCGAACTCGCCGACCGCTGCATCTGCTGCTGCCTCGACAAACTGATCGAGCGTTTTGCCGGTGCCGGATGCGATGTTTCCGAAGGCGGTCAGCGCCTGAATGCTCGGATTGAGGCCGCGAGCGATCAGCTTGTTAAACCCGCTGACGACCTCGCGCAGTGCGAACGGCGTAGTCGCGGCAAATTGCTGAAGAATGCCGAACGCCTTCTCGGCTTTCTCTGTCGATCCCAAAAACGTCGATAGGCTGGCTTCTAGGCTCTGGAACTCGCGATTGGTCTCGATAGTGCCCTTGACCAGCAAGCCGAACCCTGTGGCCCCTGCAAGCGCCGCCACGGCCGTCTGTACGGAAAAAACCGCGTTCTTCACGCGGCCCAGCCCGGCATTTATGGAACGGAAGGCATTCCCGGTGCGATCAACGGCTCCGATCCTGATTTTAAGATTTGGATTTGCCATCGTCTAAAATCCCAAAATATGCGAACCATTCGTTGATCTCAGACAGTGTTAGCTCTTCGATCTCTGCCTGCGTCTTGTGTAAGCGATCCGCTAGGGCCATGACGTTCAGCCTAAGCGGATCGGCCTTTAGTTTTTTTCCGCGTCCTCGACGGTCTCGATATCGCCGAACATCTTGGCGGCGATTGGCGAAATCACCTCGACGTTCTCGTTCATCAGATGAACCTTGTCCTCCAGAGTGAACAAGCGATTTCCATCAGCGTCACAGGCTTTGAGGATGATCAGGTCAATCATGCCGTCCATGGTGGTCTCATTCAGAAAATTCTTATGCTTCTTCTGAATTTTGTTCAGATCACCAGCGGTAATCGGGAACACATACATCAGAAGAGGCGCGTCATCCTCGCCCCATTCAGGGACCTCGATAACCCGCGCCTGCTTCTGACGGCGCTCCGCAATGGCCTTTCCAAGCGACATTAGGAAACAGTGCCGCGAGTAAGCGCGCCAGTGCCTTGGAAGCCGAACGATGCCTCGACCATGCCATCAAACGCTGCGCTGACGTCAGCCGATGTGACGATCACAGAGCCGCTCAGATACTGATCAGCGCTGTCGGAGCCTTCCGGGTAAACGGTCAGCGTCAGGGACGCGCCAGCAACCATCTCGTCCTGCTTGGCATCATCAGGATCGAAATAGCAATCGACGGTCCCGCTGAAGGTTTTCAGACCGACAGCATAGGTCCGCGAGCTATCGCCCATAACAGTGTCTTCGATTGTGTCACCTGTCTCGCTGATCGAGTAGGAACGAATTTCACCGATGGCAGTGTCAGACCCGACTGTGCCGAGCTTAACCGTACCTTCGGAACCGGTATGTGTTGCCATCGTTTTGTCTCCTTACGCGGCTGTTTCGACGTCATTCTCAGCGGTCCGATAACGAACCGCCACGGTAAAGCGGCCAATCGCGACGGGCTGTTCACCATCTCCCGCAAAATCGGCCTCGAAGCTGACGGTTTGCGTATCTTTCGCCAAGCCGCCGAGCGTCACATCTGCGGCCAGTGCTTCTTCAACCTGCACCGCAATCGTGTCTATAGTATTATCATAATTAGCCGTCGATTTCACATATGCTTCCACCACGACCTCCAGATCGCGCATGACCGATCTGTTTCGTGGGAGCGTGCCGAACTCGGTAGTTTCTGATCTCGTGTAAACGCAAAGGCCGGGCAGCTTGCCGCTCTCTAGCGGATAAATACGCGACCGGAACACATTGGAACCGGTCGTCGTTAGTCCTGTAACGGCCGTGACAATCGCATCACGAATTTGTTTTCGGACGTGCGCCATCAGTCTGCCTCTAGGACCAGCGTGGTCATTCCGGTGCCGTCATCCTGCACGATCCGCACCGTGTAATTCACCGAGCTAATAACGATTGCGTCACCCTCGGCCGCGCTCGATACATCTGCCGTCCGGCATTGAAAACGTGGCTGCTGGAGCGCTACGCCGACGCCACCTCCGGCATCGACCTCGATAAAATCGTTATCGAAAATCCCGTTCACGGTAGAAGCCGCGCCGCCATCTGGCGTATATGTGGCCGCCGTTCCGAAATCATCGACGTCGAAGAATATCGCTCTGTCAGCTGCGCTCTCGACGGCCATGCGTTAGCTCTTCTTTTTAGCTCCGCGCTTCACCAGCGGTCCGGCGCTTTTGGTGGTGAGGCCGACAGCCCGGTCCTCTTTGGCAGGCGAACCCTCGGCTGGCTGCGCTTTGCCCATATTGGTGAGGCGAATGCCCACCTCGTCAGAGACATCGACAGTCTCGCCTGCTTCATGATGAACGCCGCCGATGGCGACTGCGCGTGTGACTGTAATCTTCATTCCATCACCTCATAGGATGCGAGGCGACCGAAGCCGCCTCGCTAGGGAGATTAAGCGTTGATGTCGAGGCAGGCCGCGAAGGACTGCGCATGACGAACCGCCACATCGACTTCCTGAATGACGCGGATGCGAACCGCACCAGACGAGCCGCCGGTATAAGGATCGATCAGGACATCAGGCGTCGAGAAGAAGCCGATCATAAGCTGGCTGAAATCGCCGTAGATCATCGCCGAGAGGCCCGTGCCGGTGCCTTTGGTAAGGTCGGAAGGCACGTTGTTCGTGACGGCCATGTTGTAGCCATACAGGCTGTTCCACGGCGCATCCAGAAGCATGACGCTGTCGGTCGAAGCGACCTTCGATGTTGATGCCAGATGCGACTTCACCTTCGGGTTGGTCAGATATGCGAGAGTGTTCGCATTGATCGCGGCGTTGTCCACCTCGACCTCTTTGACCAGATCAGTGACCTTTGCCCATGTCATCGCGCCACCGTTGGTGCCGATAGCCACGCTACCGATGCCGGTCGTGCCGGTGATGCCGGTCGGCTCGTTCGAACCGCCGCCCTCGATGGCAACATCCTCTATCTTCTGTGCAATGCTGTTCAGAAGGTCATCGCGAACGATTTGCTCGACCGACGGATCAGACTGGATCATCAGAAGACGAGAAACGTCGGTGAATGCGCCCAGCGATTTCGGTGACATGGTCACTTGCGCGAAGGTAGCATTGACCTCGGACGTTGCGCCGTTCTCAGCCACAAACCCGGCAGCTACACCGGTCGCCAGCTTCGGAATGGCAACATCGCCTTTGAGGCCCGACATGAAGCGGGTTCCCAGATCGTTCATGACCAGACGAGCGCGGAGAGCGTCCACGAACTCGTTACCCATGTGATCGGTCGGCTTCAGGAAACCACCGGCAGAGTTTGTGCCGACGGTCAGGTCACGCTTGCCGCTCCAGAAGCTGTCCGGCGCATAGAAACCGCGAGCCGCACGGCCTACACGGCTGGCGATCTCGTCGTTGATTTCACGCTCCAGACCGTTCAGGCCCGAACCATTCACGACGCCGCGAACGGCCTTCATGAACGAATATTCGCGCTCTTCCTTTGCAGTCATCTCGACAGCACCGGCATTTTGCTCCAGCGGCTTGCCTTCACCGATTGCTTCCAGAAGAACACCACGGAATTGATCGACAGACAGGCCATCTTTGATCGCCTTGTCCGCAAGATCGCGGCGGTTGTGCTTTACTGCGAGCGATGTGATCTCGCCGACAGTCTTTTGAAACTCGCGCTTTGCTGCCTCGGCTGCTTCCGCGCGGATTTCGTCGTGATTTACTTCGGTCATCTCGACCTCCTTTTTCACCACGGGTTGGATTTCAGCGGCGCGATTGACACCGACAGACGCATCTGCCGGAACGCTCACGATGCTGGCTTCATACGGAACCCACGCGGAGACCGAGACCGTCCCGTCCCGATCATTTTTCGGTTCCATTTCGCGTATTTGGTAACCGATGCTGACATTGCTTCGGATACCATCTTTGACGTCGTCATAAATCTCTCTAGCCAGCGCACCTTTTCCAAAGCGCACCACCGCCCGTAACCGTCGAGCGGATTGATCCAGATAGGTCCTTTCGACCACGCCAATCTGTTTCGTCATATCGTGATCGAGCAACAGCGGAGCATGGCCGCTGTTCATACGGCCAAGATCGACCGCATCGTCACTATGACGCAAAACCTCCATGCCGAACGAACGCTCGACAGGCTCTTCCGACGATAGGGACATCCGCACGCGCCGGTCATCTTCATCGACCATTTCGGCGTCTGTGGCGCGGAAAACCAGCGAAGAACGGTCGAGGCGCGAATAATCATCCTCGTCCTCGTCGTCACCTGCTGTCATCGCCACCGGCTCGGTCATCTCTGACTTGCCATAGGTGATGATATAGTCCTCGTCGGTCTCTTCGATTTTCTTAATATGTCGGTCCATCTCGAAACCCCTCTCGTCGTCCGATTGTACATCAGTTTTCAATGGGTGACCATCCGGCAGCAAATCAGTGTCGAATTTCTTGCTCGGATATTTGCCTGTTCTGACCGCCTGCAAAAATGCGTTCACGCGAGCATATGCCCATTGCTCCGGGCTGTTCACGCTCGGCCTCACAGAACCGGGATTGGTTTTATAGGCCCCGACGCCGCGTCTAAAAACGGCCGACAGCATTCGCAATGTGACGCGCTTGCCCTTCTGATCGCCATATTTTTCGTTATGGTCATCGACCTTGTTTTGCAGGCCCTCTTTGACAGCGCCGCTTAGTTCTTCCCGCAAAGCACGCTCGTCCCCGTCAATGCGGTCTAGGCTGGCATCCTTGCCCCGCGCCCATGATTGGCCGGGATCACCGCCCCATGCTGCCCATGCCACACGACCGGGCGACGGGTAACCATCCTCACCGGGCCGGAAACCCTCGGCCTGCTTATCGACCTCATGGCGGCTGAAGAAGCTGTGCATCCGGCGCACGGTCTCTGGCGACAATTCCTGCCGGTTCACAAGCTGACGGGCGCGCGCGACAGCGACGTCGGTGCCGCCCTTCTCACCCTCGGCACGCCAATCGAGGAAGCGCTGCGCCTCTTCAGCCATCGCCTCGGTCGGCGTCAGGTCGATTGTCTCACCCTTGTAGGTCGCCATTTTCCTCGCCTCGATCAATGGTCGGCTCGGCCGGTAGCTTGGTGCCGAACGGCTGGAAAGCAGTGTCGATCCCGTACCTATCAGCCAGTTCGCGCTCTCGGTCGATCTGTTCGAAGACGTCTTCAGTGTCGCGACCATAGTGCGAATGAATATCTTGCAGGCTGACGATGCCGTTGTTCAGAGCCAGCACGTTCGCTGCGATCTCTTTCTGCGGATCGACCCAATTAAACCCGCGCGGCCGGTAGACCACCTGATCGGCAAATAGGTCATATTTGGTCATCGGCAGATTAATCCGACCATTTGTGATCGCCATCTCCAGCCACGCCCGGTAAACGTGATCGATGAAATGATCCACCATGAATTTCTGCATCATCTTGAAATGATCGCGGTCCTCGATGGTGCCTTGCCGGATCGAGCTATAGGAAACGCCTTCCAGATTGTTCGACAGCGAGACATAGCTGACGCCAAGGCCGGACGAAATCGACCGCAGAATGGCCTTCTCGAACTCTGCGAACGCCGTCGTCGGATGCGCGGGATCAAATGCCTCGAATGACATTCCGGCCGGTAGCTGCGTAAATGTTCCCGGCTCGGCTTCCATGATCGGCGCTTGCTGGTCATAGTCATCGCCGACGAATTCGTCGCCTGTCGGGCTAGTGAAGAAACCCATCTTAGACGCCGCAGTGCGAGCCGCGACTAGCTCTGCTTCCTGATAGCCGTCGAGCATTTTCAGCTTCGACAGCACGTTTGCCATCGGCGGGACGCCGCGCGTCTGACCGGGCCGCTCCTGAATGAAGCAGTGAATGATCTCGTCGGCCGGGACGCGGATGTGCTGGCGCTTGGTGTGCAGGCCATAAGCGTGATCGTGGTGCGGGTGGTCCTCGAACAGATGATATGCGACCGGACGGCCAGTGCCCTTTTCGATCTCGACGCCCATGCGGATTTCTCCGCCTTCGACGCGCTGATCATATTCCTCGTCGAGATAGTCGGCCTCGATGAATTGCAGAGTGAAGCCGAACGGGTTGTCGCGTGGGTTTTTTATCTTCTTAATCAGGACCTCGCCGTCACGCGCCAGCGTCTCGATAAACAAGCGCTGCGCCTGTACCCATGAAAGACGCCGGTCAGCCGTGCAGAACCCCGGACGGCCCCATGCTGCGAAAGCGCGCTCGACAAGGCGATTTCCTACTGTATCGAGACTGTTGTCATCGTTCCGCTTGCGAACCTGCATCTGGACGCCAGTGTCGCCCACGACGTTCGTCGCCATGATTTGCAGATAGCGTTTGGCATAGGGATGGTTCCGGCTGATCTCCCGGCACCTGTCGCGCAGGATGCGGAGCGATGGCCTGATCTCGCTGTCTGCCGACCGGCTAGACGAAATGAAATCTGCGAAGAGGCGACCAGTGTTTGCCCCGTAATAGCTCCGGCGACCGACCTTCTTTGTGGGTTTGCCTTTGAATAGATCGAGCATTCCCATATCAGAACCTCACCTTAATGGTTGCGCCGGTTTCCTCGCCGTTCTTTGCGTATTCGATCCGCAGTTCCTTTGCGTACTCCCGTTTATAGAAATCACGCGCTTCGGTCAGGTCTTGGAACGACATTTTCGTCAGGCTGCGGCCGTTGATCGAATAGCTGGCGACGTCTGCGTCTGCCTTGCCTTC